TATCTTTATCATTATAAGCTAAGTCTCCTAAAGCTACAACTTCTCCTACTGTTGTAAGATAAGCCATATCTTCTTTTGTTGAGTTAGGTAATAATATACCACCTTTAGTTTTTTCTTTAATAGATACAGGTCTTATCAGAACATGGTAACCTGGTAGTTCTGGTAAAACATCTGGATTAGCCTTATCTTCCTCAGAAATCCACATATCATTCTTAATAGATTTTGCTAAACTTACTTGTTGCATTATTCTTCTTCTCCTTCATACATTTTTTTTGTTATAGTTTTAATAACCTCAATAGACCATTCAATTCCTTGTATACGACCTACGAGTTGTTTATAATTAGCAAAGTTATCTGCTTGTCCATTTGCTAAATTAATTCTTAATAAGTTAAGCTCCTCGTCATATTTACGAAGAGCTTCATTAGATACTTCCATTATAGTTCAGCACACGCATAGCAATTAATTTCTAAACCTACACTAATTTCTTTTATAATTGGTTGTTTCCACATATATTACTCCTTAATTAATTATTATTGGTCGCCAAAAGCAGGTGCAGTATCTGCAGCTATAACACCCCAAACAGCCCAGTTAGTAGAATCTAAAGCAATAAAATTAATTTCTATTGATTCTGGAACATTAACTGTTAATTTAGAATTTGAACTACCATTTGGAAAAACAGATGCTGTTGTATTAGCATCTATATCATGAAAAGTAATACCACCTTTAGATATAAAGTTTGCATCAGCTCCTGTAGATATTATTGGGTTTGAAGCATCAGCAGCTACACCACCATAAATAAATTTAAAATGTAATCCTGCAGATGGTGAAGGTAATGTATATATTCTATTTCCTGTTACATCTGGAATAATATTTACTCTTCCTCCATTAGTAGCAGCAGTTAAACTTGTATTTGCATCAGCTAATGTTACTGGAGTTGCTACCAAACCACTATTACCATAAGTAATATTTTCTGTTATTGCTCCTGTATCTGAATCTTTTGTAACACCAATAAAGCCATTCTCAGCTCTGACTGGTCCATTAAAAGTTGTATTCGCCATAATTTATTCTCCTTTATAAAATTATATCTATCGTCTTGGCTTGTCTGCTAGGGCAGTCGATAGACAATTAAAATCCCTAGTTATTCTTTTGGTTCTTGTATTTCATTTTTAATTGCATCTGTCATAAAATCAATAAGCTTTAAACTTCTTGTTCTATCATCTACATCATTTAATTCTGCTACTTTTTTCATAGCATCTGTTCTTATTCTTTCTAAATCTATTTCTGCTCTTTGTTCAGCTATGACAGTCTTTGTTAGTAGGTCAAGTTGTTTCATAGTTTCTTTACTTGCTCTATCTAAATCTCCTTTTTGTTTTTTCATAGTAGCAGTTTGTCCTGAAACTGCAGAGTCTTTTAATAGTTTCATTTCTTCTAGTTCTAACTTTTGAGATTCTAAAGCAGCATCTGCAGAATTTTTAGCAGAAGACATTTTAAGTTTTTCTTTTTCTAATTCTACTTTAGCTTGCTCTAATGCAACCATTTGTTGTTCAGGTGATTGAGCTTGACCCATAGCTTGATTAGCATTAAGCACTTGCTGTGCTGCCTGTGCCATTGCCATTTCTACAGCTTGTGGGTCTTGCTGTCCTGCCATTTTAGTTACACCACTAATTTGTTCTTGATATTTCATAACTGAATGTTCTTGTACGTTAGCTTCTAGTATTGGTTTAATTCTAGCCATAATAGGATTGGCACCATTAGCAGGGTCTTGTAAGTATGCCATCTTTGTTTGTATGTGAGCATCATGGTTCTGACCTGGAAATGCAGAAATAGGTATACCTTTAGTTACTGCCATAATATCTGATACTGGGTCCATTTGTTGTGGCTTCTGTTTAGGTGGAAGTATCTCGTCAAGATTAGGCATACTAGCAGCATTTAATATGGTTCTATTCAAAGCTTCTATATTAAACATACCAGGAGGGGATTGTTGTGCCATCTGGAGAGCCATTTGAGCAATCATCATCCTATGTGCATTAGAAGGAATGTTAGGGTCGCTGACAGGGATTACATCAACCCTTCCATCAAAATCCTTTTTAAACACATTCTGGTCAGCAAAAGGTACTTCATATGGATACTCCGAGGGTAAGTATTCATAGTTTATACGAGCAAGGATTTTAAATTCATCCTTTTGAGATTTATGTAATCTCTTATGTATTGAAGAAAAGAATTTACTTGAAGCTTCTAGTAATGCCATAGTAGTTCCAACAGGTCCATAAGATGCTGCATCAGAGACAACTTGCTCTGTACTGTCAGCAAACTTTTGTGCTGTTGCTGTAATGAACGTAAGCATATTATATAGAGTAGAGGAAGGCTCTTTATAGGGGAGAGGAATAATAGCCTTACTTAAATCTACACCAGTTGCTTCTATTTCTTTAAATTCACCAGGGCTGATTGGTTCATTATCACCAACCATCCTTACACCTTTTGCTTTAAATCCTCCTGGTAGGTTTGCAAATTGACCTGCATCCACTAAACTTCTCATTGCTGCTGTTGCAGTCATTGTGAGATTACCTAAGAAGTGCATCAAGCCAAACCCATAAAATCCAAATCCAGGAACAAACCTGTAATGAACAAAATGGGAAACTTTTTCTTGTTTCTTATCATCTTTCTTATAGTTTCTTCTAATACTTAAAACTGTTCTTGATTCTTCTTCTACAGTTATAATATAAGGAAGAGCATAATCTTCTTCTATTTCTAAATAACAATGTTGTTCTAATAATGTATATTGTGGGTCACTATCTTCTGTAGGAGTTAATCCTAATATTGTATCCATCTTTGAAGAAAGAGATGTAGGATTAGGATTAGTAGCTTCAGGTAATTCTACATCATCATAAATACCTATACGCATATCTCTAGCTAAATCTATAGGACTTCTATAAATAACATGTGTATATCTATCTGCTTTTCTTAAGTTACTAGAATAGTAAGAAACATAAAACTGGTCTATAGGAACAAATTCAGATACTGGTCTTTTTAAGTTAGCATCATAATAAACTTTTTTAAATGCTGAACCTATAAGAGGTAAATGAAATAACATTCTTTCTGTTTCATCAAAGTATTCAGGCATCTGTTCTGTTACCTGATAGTTCATAAAGTTTTGAACTCTATTTGCTTGGTCTTCTCTTTCAGGAGTTTGTCTTCCTAGTATCTGAGATTTAACAGGACCTTTACTAGGAAATAATTCTTGTATTGCTTTTGATTGAAACTTAACTGCTGACTCTATTAACATAGGATGGACAGCAGTACATGCACCTTCAAAAGGTTCACTTGCATCTTCTATCTTTAATCCTAATAAATCAAATCCTCTTTCAAACATTGATTCCCATTCAGCTCTGGAATCTTTATCTGCTGTATAATTATCTATAACTGTTGTAGCTATCTCTTGTAAATCTTCTTCATCTATATCATTAGCTAAATTACCATACCATTCTTGTATGTCAGCTTCTGCTTCCATTTCAATACTAGTTTCAGTAAAGTCTACAGTAACTCCACCATCCTCATCTGGTTGAATAGTTGGTGAGTCTGTTATTGCATCTATTTGTTCTGGAAGTTCTATTACATTTGATATTGTTTCCTCTATCTTATCAAATGGATTTCTTTCTGTCGCCATGTTATTCCCCTTTAAAACATAATTATATCACTAAGTTCGCCAGTACGCAACTCTTTTTTTTCTAGGCTCATCTTCCCACTCTGGGTCTTCAGGATGGTCTAAATGCCAGGACTCTTTCATATAATGTATTGCCATTGTCATAGCATCAACTTGGTCATCATGAGCTGCATTTGGAAAACGTAACATTTCTTCTAGTAAATCTTCTGACCATTTCTTATCTTTAGGTATCCATACTCTACCTGCTTCTATCATAGGTGAAGCTGCATGTACTCTAGATACTTTATCTCTATCAGGTGTATATTCTAAGATAGGTATACCTGCTCTACGCATATCTTGTATTAATGATTGTCCACTTGCTTTCTTTTCTATCATACAGACATCAGGTCTATAATCATAATATAGTTTTTGAGATATTCTTCTTAACTCTGGATATTCAAATCTACCTTTTATATTTCCAAGTAGTATTAAATTAGATTTATAGGATTCATATCCCTGTTCATCTTCTTCATATTGAGAAAAGATACCCCATGTTTGTATAACACTATAGTCTGCTGTTGTCTTTGTTGAAAACGCAGTATCATATGTTTGAATCATAAAGTCACAGGTAGGAGGTTCTTCATATTCCCACCATTGTATCCAATCTTTTTTTATTAAACCACCTTCATCAGGTGTTGGGTCCTGCATATATAATGCATTCCAATATCTTGCACCATTAGATGCTTTTATTTCCTGTTCATCTACACGTAAGATATCATCTGACTTCCATTCTGGAAAATAACTACCACCTACTGGTAAATCAAGTAACTCAGCAGACTCTTCGTCTAACCAGGCAGGAATTTTTATAA